CACTAGGTGGACTCAAAAAAAAAAGACAACGATTTCTATCGTTGTGAACAGTTAGGTCAAACTCTGCTGACCAACCAACCAGTCCATTATTGAACCTGTCAGCGAACGGAACACAATTGACTGTGCCATTCACCTCCATTCCATAATTCCCTTTCTGTACATAGGATGTTAAATCATTTAGAATACTCATTGTGTTAGAATGAATATCTACCATATCGTTAGTCCCATAGAAAGGTACTTCTTGTTTATTATCTTTTCGATTTGGTATATCATCATCATTTAATATTTTTGATTTATCAGCAACGATTAACTGAATTCTATAATCAGTTGTGTTATTTGTAAAAGCTGCTGTCTGTATCATTACATTACCTATTGGGTACTGAGGAAATTGTGTTGTATCAACTGCAAATAAATCTCCTTGTGTTACCTTTGCAATACTTGGATGATTCTTCATAATGTTCTTGAAGAAATTTAAAGTATTATAATACAAAGAAAAGTTTACTCCACTATCCTTAGTAATCTGTTGAGGTGCTGTATTTTGTGATGCTGTACTCATATCTTATAATTGTATTCCACCAAAGTATTGATTAGATTGGTCAGGATATATCTGTGTTGCATCTCCTGTACTCTCATTATACTCTGGTACGTTAGTATTATTAGCAATTAACCAGTCTTGTAATCTTGTTGAATAGTAATCTGCATTATTCAATGCTTTATTTAACAAGTAATCTACTTCATTTTTACCTGGTGCAACTCCTGTTTCACTTTGTTGTTTAACTGCACCATTTGATTTAAATGTTACTGAACTAAATGGAATATACTCTACACAAGCATACCAAATTAAAGTTGGTTTTACATACTCCTCTACAAGTGTTTGATAATAACCTGTAAAAGAAGTTTGTGCTTCTACATCATCTTGTAGTTTATCGTATAATATAGTACCAAGTAAGTTAAGTATATATTTTTCTTGTGCAGTACGAATGAATGGTAACAAAGCATCCGCATCAATAGCACCCCCAAGAGGTGTGTTCTTGATAATATCGTTTCGTGTTATTAATAATCCAAATGCCATAATTTTATCTTGTTTTTATTCAGAGTCGTAATGTGATTCAAAACCAAAATCTGTTGGTCTTATCGGTTCATACTCATCATTCTTTGTTTCTTTTTCTAAACTTTCTTCTCCTTCTCCACCTTGTAAGTTATCATCTATCTCATCTTGTACTTCTTCTATTGTCTGTTCTGTATCATCTGCTGTATCTGAAAGGATTACAAGAGGTGTCAGTTGCTCAAAGTATAAATCTGATATATCTATACCACCAACCTTAAATGCGTTGTATATAGAGTTTATAACAAGGTTTTGGAATGGGAATATAGTCATCGTTTGCATAATTGAATATGCAGTTTTCATTTCTTCCGATTGAGAAGAGAATCCATTGTTTGCAGTTCTAATACCAAATAATAAAGGTGATACTATTCTATGAGCTACAAGAATTCTATCTTGAGCGTATTCAGCAACATACTGATACTTCTCGTGTAAGTTCTCCATCGGAAAGGTATCAATGGTAGGTTTGTTTACTGCATCATCATTAAACGATACCATAAATCTACCAGCATTACGAGTACCTGTAAACTTAGCTTCTAATAAGTTTTCTATTGTTTGTCTTTCTTCGGGTGCAGGAACTCCATTATTGAAATTCACCATACCTACTGGCAAGAAACCGTTTTCTATATTGTTAAGGTGTAAGTTAGATAGTTCTGCTTCACTAAATGAAAATTGTAATGCAGAAATCCAATCAGGTAATGAATAGTAATATCTGTTAGGTTCATATTCTTTTACATAAAGTATTTCTACTTCTTCATTTGATGAACCAAAGACAGGTAAATACTTTTTCTCTTTCTGTCTCCTATGGTCACTCCAATCAGAACAATAGTAGTATCCTTCGATTCTACCCATATCATATATCTTCTTTGCTCTTAAATTTTGAACAGGCATATGATACATTCTTAATATCTGTGTATGTGATTTATTCCAAATGATTTGCCAAGCAGCATTACCATATAATTTTAAATCAAAAGTAATCTTTCTTAAATCTTCTGGTGGAATTATCTTATCTAATTGTTCTTGTTTAACTTCTTCTTTTGTAAAGATACCTTTACCATATATTAAATCTGCTACACCCTCAACACAAGCTGCGTTAGTTGTAGAGGTGTTATAGGCTTCAGTTACCATACCAAAGTAATCATCTTGGTCTAATATTCCAACAGGCACCCATTGATACCTTGTTTTTGTATCTTCTGTAACAATAGGAACATCCTGTCTTGTTAAGTTTAATACTGAAAATTGTTCTTGTTTCTTCATATTACTATATAATCGTTATCTGTTGTATTGGATATAAACTCTTCGTTCTGAGTTAGATATACTACTTTATCAATACTTTGTGATGCAAACACTTGCATCGTTCCACTATAAACACTACCACTTACTGAACCACTTAAGTGTACTCTAAACTCTTGAGCATCTCTTACAGAACCCTCTAATGATTGAGAGAACGTAAGTATATTCTCGTATGGGTTAAATGTATAAGAACCACTTAAATTATAGTATGATGAACTATAAGTCATCATATCTTGTAATACAAGTGTCATATCTTCAGAACCACTTACATTCAAAGATGCAGTATCTTGGGTTCTAACTGTAAATTCATTACTTTGTGATATATAATACGATAGCATATTCTAATGTTTAGTATTATAACAAACAAACAATAACTTATAATTAAAAAGAAATAACTCAACATTAACTAGGATATAGACATAAAAAAACCCCTCTCACGAAGAGAAGGGTTTAGTTTATTTAAGTCTCAAAAGTATTTCCTACTTATGACCCATATACGATTGTTGGTTTATCAACTCCTGTTAATCCTGCAAATGCATCACTAACTGTTGAACCACTAATGAATGGTGCTGGTAACTTTTCTTCACCTGTGAAAGTTGCTGAGTAACCATAAAGGTCACCTAACGCTCCACCTGTTTGAATTGTTCCTGCAGTTAAATCATTACCGTGTACTTCTCCAGCTAATAGTGTATCACCTGAATTAGTCCATACAAGGATTTGTGGTCTCCCATAAGCTAACAATTTAAGTTGAGTAGTCATCTCGTTAGTTAACTTCTTAAGGTTAACAACTGTTTCTTGAGAAAAGAACGTTGTTCCATTTTCTCTTGAAGAGTTGACTGTTTCAGTATAAGTAGAAGTTCCTTTGAGCTCATAAAAGTATGCTGTAGAACCTGATAGTGAATTTATTTCTCCACTTCCGTTCTTAGAAAACGAACCTGTTTCATAGTTGATGAAATATACACCTTGTATACCACCTACTGAATCTTTACAAACTTCGTTTCTTCCTGCTGTTATATTACAACTCATAGTTTCTCCTTTTTATTAATTGTTAGACTTAAAATGCTCCGTAATAAACGATATCTTGTGCAATACCAATTTGTGTACCTGCAGTATATCTCATTATTACTCTATAATTTTGCGAACCATCAAGGTTTGCCATATCTAGAACTCTTACCTCATTGTGGTCAGATAATAAACCTGTTCCGAAGAATAAGTTAGATTTCTGTGCTGCAACGATAATGTCATCACTCATACCAGGACATAGAACGATTTCTATACCTTGAAAGTTTGATGGTTTTTCTCCAACGTTTAATTGGTTGTTGTAAGAATTGTTTGATAATGTTGAATTACCAGATAATGCTGATTGGTATGCTCTTGCGATTTTAGAACCAACATAGATTACTAAATCTTCTTTACCGTAAACGGCTGAAGGGATAGTATCATATACTGCTGATAATTTAGCTAGTACATTTGATGAATCAACTGAACCAGAAATTACTGCTCCATCACCATCAGTTCTTGCAGGTTGTACTGCAGAATTTAATAGTGTAGCAGCTGATGCTGATAAGATAGTTTCGAATCCACCAAACTCACCATTGTTAGTGGATACACCACCCCAAATGTCTTGTTCAGTTTTTTCTGCAACTTTTCCACCTACATAAGATACTAAGAAATCGTTAAAATCTCTTGGTATTTCATCAAATGCAGAAAATCCAAGTTGTAATGCATTCCAAGAATCAACAAATTCTTGTTTACATAATGATAAGTTTACTTGTAGCTCTTTTGGCTCAAGTATTTGTTCTGTGATAGATGTAGAACCAGATGTAACAAAGTCACAACTCGCATCTTGTACAATTCCATCAACATCTACTTTTTGAATTACTTCTTTGAACTTTACATTTGGTTTAATAGTTACCAATTGATTGTCAAGAGTTCTTGCAGAAAGTAGAGCAGCAGCGATATAACCGCTTGCTGCTTCACCTGCATACGTTGAAGTTATGCTAGGTTGACCAGTAGTTAAGTTTACTAATTTTTTCATTTTTCTCTCTTTTGTTTTAATTTGATAGGGGTTACCTATACATTTTTGAAAGTACAGAATTTGTATAATTCCCTACTTTAAAGTTATTGTTTTTCTTTTTGTTAAACATTGCAGGTTTCTCAGTAGGAGCTCCATCTAATTTCTTAGATTCAAGTTCTTCCTCCTCTTTCTTTTCTTCCTCTAATGTTTCTTCTTCTTTTTTGATTTCTTCAAAGTACTTTACAAGTTCTTCGATTCTTTCTTTCATCTCTTCAATCTTCTCTTCTTGCTCTTCTAATTTAGTAGTTAAGTTAACGATTTCATCCGCTTCCTTATCAACCACCTCCTCATCTACAGCAATGCCAGGTTCTGATTCAAGAGTTACTTGTTCGTTTACGTCAGTATCAGATTTACCAGTTTCTGGTAAAGCTTCCACCTCCTCTGTTGAAACATCAGCCATTTCCTCTTCTATCTTCTCTTCACTTTCTGCTTCGATTTCAACATTTTCTCTTTCCTTGATGATACCACCTTCAGTAAAAAGTTTGATTCTGTTTATTTCATCAGATTCATCTCTTAACTCTAATAAGTGTTCACCATCAGGTGCTGGAGTTTTTGTTCCATCTTCGTGGATAACCTCTAAGGTTTCACCCACATCAAAAGTTGGAGATTCAACAAGAGTACCATCAGCTAATTTAGCTACAGTAAGTTTTACTTCTTTACTATCTAAAGACAATAAAGTCATAATCTTACCTAATACAGTTTGTGAATTCATAATTTTCTCTCTTTTTTGTTTGTTATTGATTTGATATATCTACCAATATAACAATTTGTTATATATATGTAGTTATTTTTTATTTATTTCTATTAAGTTCGTTACAACTACAATGTG